TTTAAAATTAATATTTTTACAGTTTTCAAAACTAAAAATAGAATGATAGTCCCCTAAGTTATCTTTTATTTTTAATAATGCATCACCTTCTATTGTTATATTGCTTTTACATTCTATAATTCTTGAATTAGAGTTAACACTACCTAAAAGATATTCTTTACCCTTGCTTAACTTTACCACTCCACCGCCTAAAGTGTTTAAATAATTTATAGCATTATTTATAGCAATAGAGTCATCACAAACACCATCACATTTAGCACCGAAGTTTTCAGGTGTAACAATCGGAATCTGCGCCAATTGCGAATCAACCGCATCTAATCTATCGCCTAATTTTGAGTATGAAGTCCCATCATTTTTTACTCTAGCGTCTACTATTTCTGCATTACTATTCCCAGCATTTATTACAAGTTGGTCAAATGTATTTTCTAAATCTACTTGCCTACCTGTAGTATTTTCTACTTCTTTATTTATTGCATCTATTCCATCATGGATAGATCCTCTTACATCTTTTCCATATAAAGCACCTTTAATATTATTTAAATGTGTTTTTATATTTGCCATAAAAGCACCTCCTTTTATTCTTTTGGTTCTTCTTCTGGTTGTAATAATTCTAATATAGCTTCTATATTTTTATTGATAGCAGCTATATCTTCTTTAATCTTTGATACATCGGTTTTTAAAGTATTTATATCAGTTTTAATTGCAGATGTATCGGCTTTTATAAGACTTATATCATCAGTCATAGAGTTTATATCTGTAGTATTCTTATTAACCTTAACTTCTAATAAAGCTATAGAAGTATTTATCGAACCTATATCAGTACTTGCATTACCTAAACTATTATTTATATTGGTTATTTCATTACCAACGTCAGTAATAATAGTATTTATATTCCCATCAACTCGATATATTTGTTCAGTTGTATATTTTTCTACCGATACCGCTCTGTTAATAGCCCCTTCAGCTATTTTAATAGCCTCTGTATATCCTTTTTTAGCTTGAATATTATACTTTTTAATATCCTTTTCTAAATCTCCTAATGTAATAGAATTTGCATGAGGGCTATCTATAGATATGCTCTTTTCAACTACCCTTACAACATCATTAATGCCTAATATTTCATGGATTAAAGGATAGTAGTTGCCTACTTCGAAACTGTCTATATCTATTCCTATAAGACTTAAATCTAGTGCATTTACCTTATTGCTAACTGATAATCTTTGATTTAATAAATACTTTTGACCTTTACTTAATAAATTTTTAGCATCAGTAACATCATCATATATAACTTGAGATTGTATAACTCCGTATCTTTTTATACTTTCTTCATCATCTATATATTTAAGCCCATTATTAACACTTGATATATTAAGTCTTTCCTCTGTATCAACTTCATTTCCTTCGCTATCTTTAGCTTTTAATTTAGCTCCTAAGGGTATCAACCTATTACAGTATTCAGTTACATCAATATTTTGTTCTAAGTCTTGTAAATTTTTAGCTAATCTTATTTCAGTGCTACAAACCTTCCCTATTTCAGTAAGATAATCTAAATATCTAATATCATTTTCATATCTTATTTGAAGTTCTCCGCCTAATTTATCTATTAGGTCATCATAAATATTTTTCTTTGTAGTATCATAAGCTATATATCTATATAAGCTATCGTTATTATCAACTACAGTAACATTACCAACTACAAACTTCTTAGAACTATCTGTATTATTGTTATGAGCCTGTATAAGCCTTTCTAGGTAGCCTTTAACTGTGATGTTATGTAGTTCTTCATAAGACTGATATGTGTCTAATAAATAACCTAATTCACTTTCGCACACATAACTTTTAGATATTAAACCATTACTATCCATTGAGTGAGTTGGACTTAATACTCTACCAATAAACTCATACTTATTAGTTTTAGTATTTAATACCTTTACTAAAGTGCTTAAAGGATTTATAAGGTTATATCCCTGATTATTCGGTAAAATAGTAAAAGTGAAACTATTAATAGTATTTATACCCTGCTTAATAGTTCCACTTATTCTATTATCTGTTTTAGTAGATACTTCATTTATAGCAGTCTCTACTCCATTATTTATAATAGTTACGAGATACATTAAAGCACCTCTTTTCTAAATCTAAATTCAATAGTACCATTACCTTTTAAAGTAAGATTATTAGAACCTTTTTTAAACTTAAATCTATAATCTTTACTAGTACCAGCTTCAACTACATACTTTTTATTATCTAGTGTAATTTCAAATTGTGATGATGCTATTATTTCAGGCTCTATATCAATAATACTAGAATTATATATACTAACATTTGATACACCTGATACTGTAAACTTAGTATCTTGCAATACATCTAATTCAAAGTTAAAAGTATCCCAAAGATTATTCCCTTCATAATGTTCACCTATTTTGAATGGATATGCAGTAAATTCAACACTTAACACACTTTTATATCTATCATCAGACTCATCAATATTAGTACACTCTGCTAAAAAATAAAAACCAGGAATAGCATCATCATATAATTCGCATTTTCCACAACCTAAAAGCCAATTTTCAATTTGTGTTTTTAAAATATTTAATTTAAGAGGTGAATCCTCTAATAATTCAAATGTATATTTTAGAGATCTTTCTTTAAATGTATTTGCTCCATATAGTTCAGAAAAATCATAAGCCCCATTCATAAAAGGGATACTTTCTTTTATTTTATTTTTTGTTGGTGGTGAAGTATCTAATTCTGAAACATATATGTTGAAGTCTTTTATACTATGTTTATTATTAAACTTAATTCCTCTCATTTAAATATTTACACCTCTTTCGTATAAAGACTGTCTAACTCCGCTTGTTCTATCCATATCCCCAGCTATACATTCTGCTACTTTTGCAGAATTCATCACAACTTGTAAATCTATTGTTTGCATAGCATTTATAAAAGATTGTGTCATTCTATCATAATCAATATTATTATTTACTCCAGCTATAGCTGTGTCTAAATGATCATAAAAACTATTAAGTGGTAATATAGCCTCCGGACCAGCCTCTCCTACTCCTTGAAGCCCTGCTCTAGTATTAAATATAGTTGGTTTAGTAAATATACCTCCTATGGCATTCCATGATACACTAAAAGAAGGTAAAGGAATAGTAATTCCACCTACTGATGTTGATTTAGTACTAACACTTACTTTTGGTAACTTGGGTTTAGGTATTGACCAACTAGGACTGAAATTACCTACATTTCTTGCCATTCTAGAAAGCATATTACCTACAGCTGTTTCCGCTGTACTAGTTTTTGGAGATTTTATTGTTGGGCTTAAATTACCAACTGAATTTATATTTTGTTTTTGTCTATTTACTGCATTTAATAAAGATGCTTCCGCTGTACTAGTGTTCGGATTTTGTACTGTAACTTTTTTATCTCCTACCGTTTGTATATCTTTTTTCATATTATTCGTAGAGTTATTTACTGATGTTTGAGCATTTTTAGAACTAGATGATGCACTTTCTTGCATTCTCCTAAAAGATTTTTCAGCTTGTATAGCCATGTCAATCTCTTCTTGTTGGACATGTTCTGAAGCCTTGCTAAAAGAATCAATCCATACTTCACCAGTATCTTGTACAAGCGTTCCTGTTTTAATAAATCCATTTTGTAAGTGATCTAATGCTCCACTAAAATCTCCAGTCAATAATGAGCATGCAGCTTCTACAAATTCTGCAAGTATATTCCCCACTAATCCAAGAGTCCTTGTAATACCTTCAAATATGTCTATTATTCCTTGCCCTACAGTTGTGATAACAGTCCAAAAGTTACTATTTAAAAGCCCTTGTAGTGACTCCGATAAACCTTGCACCTTTCCGCCAGCACCTTCAAAAGCTGGAGCAACTTCATTTAATAAAACATTTTTTAATTCTGTCATTTCTTGTGTTACTAGTTGCGCTTCTTCAGCTAACCCTGATTCTGTCTCTTTAAGATTATATGTTGCCTCTCTATTATTTCTTATCCCCTCTGTTGAAGCATCAAATTTACTTTTACTTTCTCCGTATGCCTTATTTAAAGTATCTGTAATTAATTTTGCACTTTCTTGTGTAGTTTTACACTTTTCTAACTTCTTATTAAATTCATCTTCAGAAATACCTGCCCAGTTTAAAGCATCTGCCAAAGATCCTGTAACTTTTTTTACTT